TCCATCTCTGCCTGCTTCTGCTGAGCCACCTCGTGGGCGGAGCGAGCCAGTTTACGGATTTGCACCTTGCTCGTAGTCTCAGGGAACTGGACGCCCGTGAGCTCGGTGAAAATCTGGCGGAACTTCGGATTGTTCAGCTTCAGCTTCTCCAGAGCCTTATCGCCAACGTGCTTGTGGTCAATCAGGTCTTGCACGATTTGGGCGGCGGTTTCCGCTTCGGCCTTAGGCAGTCCGCCCTCGGTGATATAGAGCGTCACGCCCCGGTTCTCCACAGTCGCCTGCTCGGTTTCTACCTTTTCATTATAAGGTACAGACTGCGCTTCGTCAACGGCCTGTTGGGTTTGAGCGGCGTTATTGACCACCTGTCGTACCATCTCGTGCAGAGTGACGGTAGCTCGGATGTCGTCCATCACTTCTCGGTCAGTGCGACCCTCGGTTTCAATACCCAGTTCAGCCAGAGCCTCGGGGTCATTCTTTATCTGCATGAGGATCTTGGTGGAAACCGTGGGGATTTCAACCTCGACAGCACCCGCAGGAGCCTGAGCCGGGGCAGGGATTTTTCTGTTGGGGAACTTCTCCAGCAGCCGGTCGGCCACTTGTTGGGCCTTGCCGACGGCGGCATCTGCCGCGATGGGAGCGCCCTCCAGCATCCCGGTAGACAAAATAGTGGTAAGCGCAGTCTCTGCCACCTCGTCCCAATTCGGGGCGTCGTAAGGCACATCCAGAATAAGGGTCTTGATAAGGGGCTCGAGGAACAGCTGAGTCTCCTCCTCAATAACCTCGGAACCGATGCTCATCAGGAGTTTACCGCCAACGGTATTGTAGAGGCCTTCGAGCTTGGCGACACGCGCCAGCGCCTCAGGCATCATGCCGCTGCTCAGCTTGCTGACGCCACCCAACAGATGCTGCAAAGCGGCTTCACTTGCACCGACAAGGGTGGACACGGCACGGGCCTCGCCGACGCCGTAACCGGCCGCCAGCAATTGGTTATAAGAGTTGCCTGCGGCAGAGATGCCCATAGCCACAGTGCCAACAGGGCCGCCAGTAATAGAGCCCACCAGAATAGAGGGGGCCATATTACCGACTGTGTTGAGAGCGCTATAGAGGAGCTTAGAGCCTCCTTCCAAATCGGAAGCCAGTTCCTGAGAGCCGAACTGCTTGGCAGAGGTCACCTTCTCGTCTCCGGTGAAGAACTGGACGGTGCCTTGCAGGGCGTTGTCGACACCGGCCTCGAGAGCGTACTTACCGTAGCCCATGGCTTTGACCAGCGGGTTCTGCATCTGCTGAAGCTCCTTGGCTTCCGCAATACCGAGTCGCCGGTTCAGTTCCTCGTGGATGTGCTCCAGATACTCCTGGGGCGAGTGAGGCTCTGGGTCTCGGAGAGGACCAAGCCAAGATGAAGGAGGGCAAGGCTCTCATCCGCTACTTCTGCCAGCCCTGCAAGCCATCCAAGTCCAACGGTCAGCGAACCCGTAACCTGCCAGAGCACGCCCCTGAGAAGTGGACCACCTTCAAGCAGTACAACGGGCAGGATGTGGTAGCCGAGCGTACCATCCGAAATATGCTCCTGCGGTGGAAGCCCTCCGGCATTGAGCATGACTTCTGGGCTCTGGATGCTCGCATCAACGACCGCGGCGTCCGCATCGACAGACAGCTGGCTCTCAATGCTATGGCCATGGACCAGAAGTACAAGGCAGAGCTGACCGAGCAGGCCGTCGCCATCACCGGGCTGGAGAACCCCAAGAGCGTCAGCCAGATCAAGACATGGCTCTATGACCAAGAGGGCAAGGAGTTCCCCTCCCTCAACAAAAAGGTTATCGCTGATGTGGTTTCCCAACTGGAGTCGGAAAAAGCTAAGAAGTTTATGGCTATTCGTACCGAATTGTCCAAATCTTCTACCGCCAAGTACGACGCCATGGTCCGCTCTCAGTGTGATGACGGCACGGTGAAGGGGTGCTTCCTGTTCTACGGAGCCTCCCGCACCGGGCGGTTTGCCGGCAGACTGGTGCAATTCCAGAATTTGCCCCAGAACCACATGCCCGACCTCGCACAGGCCCGACACCTTGTGTACGAAGGCCACTACACTGCTCTGAAGCTCCTGCATGACGGCGTCTCCGGACCGCTCAGCGAGCTTATCCGCACCGCAATCGTCCCTGAACCCGGTCATGTGCTGCTGGTCTCCGACTTTGCGGCCATCGAGGCACGAGTCACGGCGTGGTTTGCGGGCGAGGAGTGGCGGCTGGAGGTGTTCCGAAACGGCGGCGACATCTACTGTGCATCGGCCTCTCAGATGTTCCATGTGCCGGTCGAAAAGCACGGTGCCAATAGCCATCTGCGTCAGAAGGGCAAGGTGGCGGAGCTGGCACTGGGTTATGGCGGAGGCGTGAAAGCGCTGGAGGCCTTTGGCGCCGACAAGATGGGCATGACCCAAGCCGAGATGCAGGAGACGGTTGACCTGTGGAGAGAGTCCAGCCCCAAGGTGGTCGCTCTGTGGAAGGACTTGGAGAGGGCGGCCATCCGAGCAACGGCCCGTCAGACTACTGCGATCTCCGAGATGGCCGGCATCCGCTTCGATTACGAGCAGGGCATCTTGTGGATGACTCTCCCCAGCGGACGGCGCATCGCTTACTTCGGAGCCCAGTATGGCCCTGATCGGTATGACCCCAACAAGAAGTCCCTCTCCTACATGGGCACCGATCAGCACACCAAGAAGTGGACTCGGCTTAGCACGTGGGGCGGCAAGCTCACCGAGAACCTCGTTCAGGCCACCGCACGCGACTGCCTCCGTGAGTCCATGATGGCTCTGGACGCAGAGGGCTACGACATTCGGGCACACGTGCATGACGAGGTCATCGTCACGGAACCAGTGAATGGCCGTAGTGTGGACGAGATGTCCGCCGTCATGGGCCGACCCATCCCTTGGGCACCCGGCCTACCCCTGAGAGCCGACGGTTATGAGTGTCCGTTCTATCAGAAGGACTGAGGTATCGCTATGAAAAAGAACCCCCTGCTCCTTCAACTGGAGCTGAAACACCAAGCCGAGCTGGCGGCTGTTCGGCTGACCACTCGGCAGGAGATGGCGGAGATGTCCGCCATGGCCCTCAACCGTGCCTTCGGGTTCGGCCCCGAGCGGAACAAGAAGTTCATCGACACCCTGAATGAGGTGATCCATGAGACCATCGACCGCTCGGAGTCCGACACCCGAGACCGGGAGTACACCGAGGAGAAATATGAACAGGAGTTCCGGCGTGTGACCGGCCGCTACTACGTGGATCGTGCCACGCGATACTCCTTGACCGAGAAGAAAGGATAGAGAACAATGGCAATTCTTGTCGCTTGCGAGGAGAGTCAGGCAGTCACAAAGGAACTCCGCCGTCGTGGTTACGAAGCCTACAGCTGTGACCTGCTCGAGTGCAGCGGTGGACACCCTGAGTGGCACATTATGCAGGATGTACTCCCTCTTTTGAACGGGAATTGCTCCTTCCGAGATGCTCGGGGGGGCAACACGAGGTATCGGGAAAGTGGGATATGATCTACTTTTTCCCACCGTGTACCTTCCTTACAAATACCGGAAATCGTTGGTTTAACGTCGATTTGTACGGCGAAAAAGCAACCCAGCGGTACATAGATCGGGTGGCCGCAGCAGAGTTTTTTATGGCCGGCTGGAACGCTGACTGCGATCGAGTGGTCATCGAGAACCCCATTGGGTATATGAGCACGTATTTCCGGAAGCCCGATCAAATCATCCACCCGTACTACTTCGCCGAAAACGAGGGCGACGAAAACTGCGAAAGAAAGGCGACTTGCCTCTGGTTCAGGGGCGTGAAACCTCTGAAGTATGAGGTACGGTTTTCTCCGCGGGTCATCCAATATAAAAACGGCAAGGGCACGGACAGCCCGTGGCACATGGAGACCATGAAATTGCCGCCCGACGAAAGAGCCCGGGCTCGAAGCAAGACGTTTCCCGGCGTCGCCAAAGCCCTTGCTGACATGGCGGACGAGGCTCTACGGGAATAAAGAAGAAAGGATAGAGAACAATGAACGAGTTTGACTACGATGTGAAACAGAAAAAGAACATCGCTCACGGAGCCTTCGCTCGTAAGCGTGGCTCCAAGAGCAAGAAGTGTACCCTCCCAAGTGACCTGCTCACCGACGCTCAGAAGCGCAAGCTCAACGGCCCCTGCGCATCGGTTAAGCTGGGCGCGCCCATGACCTGGGGCGCCTTCCTCAAGCTGACCCCCAGTCTCGCTGAGGAGTACCTGAAGGACCTGCGGGACAGCTATGACGTGACCCAGCAGATGCTGGCGCAGATGTTCTGTGTCCACTTCGCCACGGTCGGCAGGGTCATGGCTGAACGGGGCCTGTCGGACCTGTTCCCCAAAACGCGCACCACCAAGGAGAAGGCCGCGCTCCGTCAGGCCAAGTGGGATGCCTTCTGTCACGGTGTCGTCGGCGGCGGCTCCAATTCGATCATCGAGGACGCAAATGATCAAATTGAAACCGAAAATGATGAAGTTGAAAGCCCCACGGAGGTGGAGATCGCCCACGGTGACCCCGAGATCCCTGTGTGCACCGAGGCTCCTAAGCCCGACCCGGTTCATGCCACCACCCTGTGTGCTTCGTTCAATGGCTTCCCCGATCTGGCTACTCTGGAGTCCTTCTACCGGCTGGTCGGTGCCGACAAGGTCAGGGTGACCATCAGCGTGGAGGTGATGGATCATGCGTGAAATCCTGTTCCGTGGTAAGCGGGTTGACAATGGGGAGTGGGTCGAGGGTTGTTACAGCCACGAAAAGGTGGGTGATTATTTCACAGCTGTGTTCATCACCGAGCCACTTACGGATGGAGTATTTGCTCGCCACAGAGTTGACCCATCCACCGTAGGACTGATCCCGCCCCCGCCGGTTTCAGCACGGACCGCGACACAGATTTTGATTTTTTTGATGTCACGGTCATTGGAAACATCCACGACAACCCCGAACTGCTGAAGCAAGGTGATGCCGATGGAGTTTAAGCCTATGCGCCACCAGCAGTTGGCCTATCGGTTCGCAAGAGATAAAAAGCGAGTGGGCCTGATGCTGGACATGGGCCTCGGTAAAACCATCGTCACCCTATCTATCCTCGCCGACCACCTGTGGGATGACTTCACGGTGAAGCGGGCTCTGGTCATCGCCCCTAAGAACGTAGCAGAGAATGTCTGGGCACAGGAATGCACGAAGTGGGATCACACTTCCTCCATCAAGTGTTCCATCATCACGGGCACTGCCGCTCAGCGCCGCAAGGCACTCCACGCGGACGCCCACCTGTACATCATCAACCGGGAGAACGTGGTCTGGCTTTTGGACGAGCTCAATGGAGTGCTGCCCTTCGACATGGTCATCCTCGACGAGCTGTCCAGTTTCAAGAACCACACCTCCAAGCGGTGGAAGGCTCTGCGTAAGGCCATCCAAGAGGTGACCTACGTGGTCGGCCTCACCGGCACCCCTGCTCCCAACGGTTATCTGGACCTCTGGGCTCAGATCTTCCTTTTGGACGGGGGTCAGAGACTCGGGCGGCGGATTACGGAGTATCGGGAGAGGTACTTCAAACCCGGCGCTCACAAGGGCCACATCGTCTACGAGTGGAAGCTCCGCATGGGTGCCAAGGAGACCATCGACCGAGCCCTGCGAGACATGTGCCTCAGCATGAGTGGTGCCGACTGGTTGGACCTGCCGCCTATCATCTACAACACCATCCCGGTGTCCATGGACAAGAAGGCTCGGGAGACCTACGACAAGCTCAAGAAGGAGAAGGTCATCCCCTTACTCCAGAAGGCCGGTGACTTCGAGCAGCTGGACCCCTACAAGGACGAGGATCTGGAGAAGATGACCTCCGTCATTCAGGGGGATACCGCCGCCGCCATCGCCGGCAAGCTGCTCCAGATGGCCAACGGCGCCGTGTATGACGATGGTCGGAATGTAGTGCCCATCCACGAGGTCAAGTTGGACGCACTGGCGGAAATCGTAGACACCAACCCCGACGAGAACCTGCTGGTGTTCTACAACTACCAGCACGACAAGGAGCGTATCCTTGCCCGCTTACCCAAGGCTCGGGAGTTCACCGGGCCCCAAGACGTGGAGGACTGGAACAAAGGTAAAGTTCCGATCCTCCTGTGTCACCCGGCCAGCTGTGGCCACGGTCTGAACCTGCAACACGGCGGCCACATTATCGTCTGGTACGGCCTTACCTACTCCCTCGAGCTGTACGCCCAAGCAAACGCTCGTCTCCCGAGGCCCGGCCAGAAGCAAAGCGTCATCATTCACCACATTGTCTGCCGGGACACTTTGGACGAGCAGGTCATGGCGGCGTTGCATAGGAAGAACGAAACCCAGAACGGGCTGTTGGAGGCATTGAAGGGGTACCTGAAAAAGGAGGACACCGAATGAGTACGTATAGCGTTTACCAGTTGATAAGTCCTGACGGACTCGTGTACGTAGGAGCGACCCGGCAGGCCCCTTCTCGGCGGTGGCACGCTGGGGCCGCTTACCGAAATAACCCGAGGCTCTGGGCTGACATCCAGAAGTACGGCTGGCACAGCTTCGATAGCGTTGTTGTGGAAACCGGCCTTTCCGAAGCTGACGCGCACAAATTGGAGGCTCTACTTATCCACGAACACAACAGTACGAGCCCTGAGTGTGGGTACAACAGAGCGTCTGGTATCGGTCGCACCGGTTGTCCTGCTTCGGAAGATACCAAGCAACTCATCAGTCAGGCTCTGCTCGGTAAGCGAAAGGGCGTTCCTCACTCCGCGGAACACTGTGAGAATATCAGCCGCGCACTCGTCGGGCATTCCTGCTCCGAGGAGACAAGAGCGAAACTCCGCGACTGTCTTGGAGACCGTATGAATACCGCCGAGGCAAGAGAGAAGCAACGGCAGAACACCCCACGCGGCGCGCAGCACCACAAGGCCAAACAAGTCCTGTGCGTAGGCCCCAATGAAAAGTTTTTGACAATCGCAGAGGCCGCCGGCAAAACAGGCGTGTCTCGCAACGGAATAGCCCGCTGTTGCTCTGGCAAACAGAAAACCGCAGGCGGATATAAATGGAGGTTTGTTACATGAACACTGAAAATACTGAACACGCTGTCCCCACCGCCTTAGTCCCCCACCCCTCTTGGAGTAAGCAGGCGGAGTGCAAGCGCCCTACAAACGACATGGTCAACCATCCCAGCCACTATACGCAGGGTGGCATCGAGTGCATCGATGCCCTGACCGCTATGGTCACACCCTATAAGGACACCGTGGCGGCGACCCTCGCATGGCAGGTGGTTAAGTACATCTGGCGCCACCCCTTTAAGTTCAACACGGTGGAGGATCTGAAAAAGGCCCAGTTCTACCTGAACCGCCTCATCGCCCACTGGGAGAAGAAGGTGCCGAAAGATGGACACTCTTGAGTTTGATCGCCGTCTGGAGCAGGCCGCTCGGCACAACGGACTGGACGGCGCCGTGGACCTCTGTCAAGAGGAATGCGCTGAGCTCGTGCAGGCCCTGTCCAAGTGGCGCCGGGCACACCGCAAAGGCGACCTTCGGGACAAGCACAATGCCAAGATAGATGTGCAGGAGGAGCTGGCCGATGTTCTGGTCACCGTGACTCAGCTCATCTACCTCATGGATAACAGCACCGCAGTCCGCCGCAACGCGGAGGAGAAACTACGCCGCACGTTTGAGAGGGAGGGGCTGAAGTTGGATGATACACGATGAGCTGACCGATTTCCTGACCGGAGTCGAGGACGCACACACCCGATACCTGCGCTGTGAAGAAAAGGCCAAGGAGCTTCTGGAACGCTGTGAGAATATCACCGCCCAGTGGAGTCCGGCGCCCGGAGGCTCCGGAGACCTGCACAAGGACGCCACCCTGATCGCCTACGCCCAGAAAACGGCGGAGGCAGACTGGTGGAAGCAGGAGTGGGCTCGCCGAGAGTCCGAGGTGGAGCAGTTCCTCAACCTCATCCACAACCGGGTGTACCGAGTCATCCTCCAGCTCCGGCACGTGGATCTGCTGGAGTGGCCGCAGGTCATGGAACGACTGCCCAAGTACAAAATCTTTTACGGTGAGCGCCATGTCCACCGCCTCCACGGAGATGCGCTGGAGGAGGCTCGGGCCATCTGGCGTGCCGAACAACTGAGTAAGGAGAATGAATAATGGACCATAGAAAAATCATTGAAGAACTCTCGGATGAGTGGGGTCTGGCCGACTCTGAGCTTCGGCTTGCGGCGGCGACTTCCATCCGGGAGCTGTTGGAGCAGAAGATGAAGCTCACCTCCGAGCTGACCCTCGCTAAGAGGTGTCTGGCGGAGAACGAGGAGGCCTACAACCAGCTTCTCGATACCCTCGACGAGAGTAAGGCAGAGGCCGAGATGTATCGTAGCGAGCTCCTGCACCGGAGCTGGTTCCCCTTCATTCCGGGTATGAAGCTAAACAAAAGCGTCGAAGACCCCAACACCAAGTACCTCGACCTCCCCGATGGCCCGAGACTGGTGTTCCATAAGGGCGTGTACACCGGCTATGTAGCGGAGGTGGACGAATGATGAGCGATGACGCCCCTCTGGGCATTGACTTTTCCGGGGACATTTATGAAGCAGTCCGGGCGCATCTGGCGAAGGTGGCTGCCTCTGCGCTCGACGCTCAAGTCCGCGAGGTCCGAAAGGCTTTAGAAGCGGATGCCGTAAGGTGTGTTGACCGCATCGTCCGTGGATTGCAGGTCGTGTAGGAGAAGCACCCGACCCGTGCCGGAGCCATCGAGGTCCGGATCAATCTCAGCCTATCAAAGGAGGACTCCGAAAAATGAAAACAAAAATCCTGAAAATCACCGGCTCTTGGCAGGACGTGGTAGACGACTGCCGAGCCACCGTGGGTAAGGAGAGTCTGGGTCACGAGCCCAGCTCCTCCTTCAAGAAGAAAATCCTCATCGCCGAGCACAGCCCCATCCGCAACCTGCGTGTGCGGTGGATCTGGGCCTCCATTAAGTCGTGGATCGCCACTCACTGGGTGCGTCATAAGTGGGAGTGCTTCGTCCGCACCCAGCGTACCGACCGCACAGGCGTTGACCGAAACAAGCTCCCCCAGGATGCGCTGGTCACCTTCACCGGTCTGGCCAACCCGCACGAGACCATCGACACGTGGAGGAAGCGACTGTGCTATCAGGCCAGCCCCGAGACCCGCGAGTACGCCGAGGACTTCAAGCGGGTCTTGCATGGCATCCAGCCCGAGTGGTCTGACGTGCTGGTTCCCCACTGTGTCTATCGCGGCGGCTGTCCCGAGATGCAGACCTGCGGCTTTTGGAAGCGCCTGTGTCTGGAGGCCGACGGCGATATGCACACGGACGACATCCAAGCCCGGTATGACTACTACAACGAGGTGTTTTGGGGCCACAAGGATAAAGAGAGAAAGGGTGAGTCGGATGCTTGATTGTACCCCCGTATGCAATAAGTGCGGCAAGGTCGCTCCTGTCGACGAGAAGATGTCGACCCCAGAGTGGGTAGTCCACCGTGTAAAAGAGCCCTGCGAGTGTGGCGGTAAGTTCCTTGCCAAGTTCATGGTGGAGAACACCGGAAAGGCGGTTCTCGATGAGATGTAAATACGACGGCTCCGGTGTCTGGGATGGCCGATGCACCGGCACCAAGGAGCTGGACTTCTGCCCCGGCTACGATAAGTGCAGTCGCTACACTCCTGAGTACAAGGACAAGCTGTCAGCCCTCGAGTACATGGAGAAGCAACTCCAGAAGCACCGGCTGAACTACGAGCGTGAGAAGGCCCGCGGTGTGCCGGAGCAGATGATCCAGAACATCCTCGCCAAGATCGGCTACTACGCCGACGCGGTACAGGCTTTGGGAGGTACACCATGAGTGAGTATATCGAGCGTGGGGCGGTGCTTACCGTTCTGTGCAGAGTTTGTTCCACAGGAGGGCAATGTGAGAAAAAATGTGTGGACTACAAAGAAATGACCGACCTCCCCGCCGCCGATGTGGTGGAGGTTAAGCACGGGCGGTGGGAGAAATACATTCCTACTTTTGGCGTGGGCGATTTTATAAAGTGTTCTGTGTGCGATAGGAGTAGAGTAAACAATTTGACGGAAAGAACACCGTACTGCCCCAACTGCGGAGCGAAGATGGATGGTGAAGTATGATGGACATTTGCGACACCTGTGCATTTGAGGACGCTTGTCCGAGTGCACACTTTCACCCAACGGGGCGTAATGTCTGTGCAGACTATAAGACCATCTTAAAGGACGGAGGTGCTGACAAATGAAACGGAAGATAATCACCTGCGACCTCTGTGGTAAGGACATCACGGATGCTAAAGAACGGTATCGCTTCAAGCACTACGAGAGCACCTATGCCAACTTTGACAACTTTGAGTGGGCGAAGTGGGAGAGGCGCGATATGTGCCACGATTGCTACTTCGGCTTGCTGTGCTTCGTGGACAAAAGGCGGAAGGAGGGTGCCGACAATGGCTGACTTGAAACCGTGTCCGTTTTGCGGAAGCACAAAGGTGGGCGTTCGGTGCAAGAGCCGTCTTGCAGGATGGACAGGCATTGATGCGAGGGTTGAAGTAGAAACCTACTCTGTCCGTTGTAATGCCTGCCATGCCCGTGGTGCTACCGTGAGCGGCAAGGTCATTACATCCCACAAACAACTGTACATCAACCGTATTGAAGTCCCGAAGATCCGCGTTGAGCCACACGAGGTGGTCACCCTCGGTGAGCTGACGAAAATTCCCTACACACATGAGCTCGACCCGGATTACGAGCTACTTTTGGAACGCTACCGGAACATGCTCCGGGATCGCCTCGTATATCAGCTCGGGGCTTACATCAATTACGAGGGCCAGAGAACAGCGTGGGGCGATATAGAGATGAGAGCCACACTTAGAGTTTTGCAAAGGAAGTGAAATCATGACCAAAGTAATCGCAATCGACTTTGACGGTACCCTGTGTACCAACGCCTACCCCGAGGTGGGCGAGCCTCAGTGGGGAGTAATCCTCGCTGCTGTTGAGGAACTGAGGCGGGGAACCAAGATCATCCTGTGGACCTGCCGTACCGGTAAGGAGCTGGAGGAGGCCGTGGCCGCGGCGAAGGGGTGGGGCCTGACCTTCGATGCCGTGAATGAGAACCTGCCCGAGCGCATCGAGATGTTCGGCAACGACCCTCGGAAAATCGGTGCCGACGAATACTGGGACGACCGGGCTGTGGCGTTGAGCGATATTCCCGGT